TGGGATTTGTGCATGAATCTGAGTGGAGTTTATTTTCTTCTGACATAGTTTGTATATATATCCTTATTTTTTAACGAGAGATCCACCAAAATATAGTCCTACTATAGCAGAAACTAGATGTGTGTCAAGAGGTGTTATTACTAATCCAGTCATTTGTTCCCACTTAACCATTTCCTTGCCTTCAAAGATGAAGAAGCCGGGATTAAACTGTGTCCAGCCTACGGTTACAGCTATGTCAGGATAGAATACAGCCACTATTTTCGGCCATATGATTATGGCTCCAATGGCTCCCAATGCTATTAATCTTCGTGTCCATTGAAAATGAGGGTTTTCATAGCGACGGGCTTTATCAATGACTTCTGCTTCTTTGGTCATTGCTGCCATCATCAGCTTATTATTGGCTTCTTTTGCTTTAATGCTTTGACCCCAAATAGACATAACACCGCCTAATATAGATGATCCAAGCATCGTTATTAATTCCATAGGTATTCCACCCATCATACTACCCCCTCCTGAAGAGTTTGTTACTGCTTCTGCTACAGGTACTAGACCTAAGATTGCTAAAAGAGCTTCCATTAATCTCCACCTGCATCTTTAATTTGTTCTTTTAATTCTTCTATTGTTTCATGTCGTGTCTGTCTGCGCTTTGGTTTTGCGCCTAAAGCATAGACAGCTCGCATCGTTTCATCATGCTCGATGTAATTTTTTTCTAAAATTCGTACTCGATCAATTAATCTGATTACCATGATATTCAATTCCGATAGTCTTTTATCGGTTATTGTTCTGGTATCTCTGATTTCTTCGTCTATTTCTTTATGTAAATTTTTAAGTGCTGCTAGAACATCTTGACGAAAAGTATTTGTAATCCATCGTATCAACCACCATAGGCCGTATCCTGCTGCGCTTGCGGTTAAAACGGGGATGCCTACTTTCTCAAAAAGTTCTATTACAATGCCTATATCCATTGCAATATACCTTTCTCTATGGACTTCGTAGTGTACTAATTAACCACAAAACCCCGCTTCCTATGAACGCTAGAACAACACCAGCTCCGTATAGTTTTGAGCGTTCTTTTTCTAAACTACCTACTCGCTTTGCTAGACTACGAAGATCAACTTCAAGACTTTGATGGGAAACCATGAGTGCATCAACTTTACCTTCCAATCTGCCTATAGCAAGAAGTAATTCTGTTTGTGAATCATCTGTCATCGGCTAGACCAAGGTTTGAAAGCTGTTCCAGTAATGGACTTCGTGTTCCTCTTGGTCGTAGTCTTTCTCTTACCCCCGGAGGCGTAGAGATACTTTCTTGCATTATAGCTGGAAGTCTTGAGGGTTGCCCTTTAGCTATTCTTTCTAAATCTATTTGTAATCTGCGAGATAACTCTGGATTTTGTGCTGTAAAATACATCGACATAATCAATTGAACCGGATCCATATTAGCTTCCTGTGCTGCTTTAAAAAATCCATTCATGTGTTTTTGTATGTCTTCTATTTCTGTTGGGTCGTCCTTCATCGCTATCATAGCAGCTGTAAATTGTGTTTTAAAATATCGTTGTATTTTAGGTGGTGTTTTCCCATATTTTACAGCATCCATAATATACGGTGATAACTCGGGTGTAGACATAACACGCATGAGTATTTGACTGCTATCATTCAACATACTTCTCAACAAAATTTCTGAACCCACATAACGTAAACTAACAACACCTCTTTGTACGCCCCAAGCCCTAGATAACATTCCGTTTGCAGATAATCTGTTGACTGTTTCTGCAAAGGCTAGAACACTTCTGTATGGTTGCTCTGCTAACGATGCCATATCAAGTCCGTGGGCTATGCTTTGTGCATCGGAACCAAAGGCTTCATTCCACAACGGCTCATATTGAATCCAGTATTGTTTGCGCCCCTCCATATTTTCTCTAAGTGTAATTCTATGTTTCGTAAGAACGTCGGGATCATTTATTTTTTCTTCTAGGTCAAGGGCTTTTGTACGTTGCAGGTATTGTTTTTTAAGGTCAAAAATCAATGAACGATTAATAAGCTCTTGATACCTGTCTGCCTCATCGACACCAACAAGTTTACGCATATCGTTGACTAATGCTGTGTACCGATCCTTTGCCTGTGTTCCATCATTAGCTCGACCACTACCTAAAATGTGGTTTATAGTTGTATCAACAAAACCATCCGGTTGATTTTGTTTACTCAAGTCCAACCAATACTTTTTATTAATTTCATCTACTTCAGCAAGAGTTAGAACATTAATTTGTTTTGCAGCACTATCAATTTTTTCCTTTAATATGGTGTCATCTCTAAGGGCTAGTTTTTTAGCATTATAAAAACTTATTTTTGATAGATCGGTGTATGTTTCTGCATCTAGTTTAACCAAAGGTGCGTCTATATCTACACCACCTTGTTTATTTATTTTTGGTAGGATCATGTCACCAGCTACATAGTCTTGTGCCTGTTTGGTTCCACCCAATAGTAAATCTAAAAATCCGCCTCGTGTGGTGGGTGGTATACCAGCTTTTAATACGCCCGGTACTTGCATCGGTAAACCAAACATTCCCGGTTCTAAATTTCTTACCTTCTTTCTAAGAGCTACTTGAAACGCTTCCGAAGACATATTTGATTCATCTCCCATAACATTACGAATCATTTGTTCTCGTAGTAGCTCAACAGCTCTAGCTCTGTTTTCGCTGCCTACAGGAAACATTAGGTCAAATGTCTCTCTCTGCCCATCCATAGATTTTGCACTAAATATTTTTGCGAAGAGATTTTCAAATTTTTCCTCTTTTGTCATGCGTAGCACTCTATTATTATAGAACACATTAGCAACTGTATTTTTCCAGTTGGTCTGGGCATCCTTAAAAGCATCGCTTGCTGCTTTATTTTGGGGTCTTGCTAAAAAGGACTCCATAGCATCATCAAGCTGTTCATATGTTTGTCCAAGTAGATTTATATATCCACCATCGGATGCACCCTTTTTAAATTCTGCATACAGAGTATCACCTATATCAGAACGTAGTTGGTGTGCTTGTTTAAAGGACATATATAAATTTTCTGTATTTATACCCTCAAGATCTATGTCTGTATTATCGGCTTCTGCTTTTCGTCTTGCTGCAAGATACTTTATTACGTCGTCATTTATAGTGGCTGTTTCTTTGTAAAGGCCCCTTAGTTTACGTGTGGCTGTTATTCCAAAATCTGTATTTTTTCTTGCTTCATCGAGAGCGTCTATAAGATTTATGATGTTAAAATTTTCGTCAAGCTGCTGATAGTTAAAGTATTTAACAGGTTGTGCACCTATTATTTCATAGGCCGCATCATATTTTTCATCAGATTTTTCTTTTGCTGCTTTAAATGCAAGCATCACTAAATTGTGTTGTTCGGGTGCTGTGTTTTTTGGTCTTCTGGGAGAACCGCCGCTATCCTCAAATGGAATACCAGATCTAACAATATTTTTAAACTGCTTTACTGCACCATCTCTTGCTACTATTGCAGCACGAAGGTCAGGTAAAGCATTGTCTATTACCTTTTCAAAGTTTTTTATGTTTCCTCTTTCAGATGCCATAAACACATTAGCTGTGAATATCTCTCGATCTGTCTTACTTGTTAATCCTCGAATGGCATTTTTTACTAGACGAGTAGCTTCAGCAGTATCAACAACACCATTAGCTAGATCATCTGCGGTATTAAACAGTGTTTTCATTGCGGGTACAAGTTCGTCAGGATTAACACCACCAATATTTAAACGCAACATTTTTGCAAGCTGTTCTTGTTGTCTAAGCATTGCACGATCAAGACCAGCCGCATCACCAACATCCGTAGTTTTTGTTTGTCGATTTTCTAAAACTCTAAGTTGTTTGGCAATAATCTGGGCAAGATTTAATTGAGCATTGGCTGCATTGGCTTCTACTAGTGCCGCTTCTTGGGCCTGTTTAGCCAGCGCTGCCATTTTCTTTCTACTCATCCCACCCTTTATAATATTTAGTTTTGACGCTTGGTCATAATAACTTGATGCTGATGCAAGATACAAGTAGGCTGTTGCGTGATTTGTTGCATCTCTCATATTTTTTAAATCTTGTTCTACTTCTTCTTTTGAAAGACCTGCTGCTAGTGCATTTTTTCGATACACTTCATTTCCAGCTTCCATTTCTTCTCTTGCTCGATATATTATATCAAACTCTTCTGGAAATTCATCGCGCAAGTTTATCATGGCATCTTGTATTTTTTTAGTTATTCCACTACGTTTAGCGTAGGAAGTGCTTGGAGCACGATTTTTAATGGCTTCCATTACTGCAAAAAATTCTGGATCATTAATTTTGTCTACAACAGATGCAAGTGTCTTATTATATCCAAATTTTGTTAGTCCAGCTCCAATACTTACAGAAAGAACAGGAGCAAGAAAAGCAGCTAACATGGTATAAACTGTAGCAGCATTCGTAGACATTTCATTGCCAGTAAATGGATTTACAAATTTTCCCGTCTTTTCATTGTATAGTATTTCTTGCATACCTTCAACAGCACCTATACTTAGGGCATACATACCCTGCATACCAACAGCCGTTCTCATAGGATGGTTGGTGTTTCTAATTATACTTTCTTTTAAGAATTTCCATTTAGTAAAGGGTACTCGCAGATTAAATGCGCCTAAACCAGCAACATCTTTTCCTTCGTCCAGTGCCTTGAGTGCTTTTGATAATTCAGCCCGACTTATTTTACCGTCTTGGTAAATATTAGCTTCAACATCTGCTTTTCTTTTTTGACCTTTAAGAAGAGAACGCCTAACGGTAGATTTACCTAAGTTTCTCATAGCAGCTGTTGCAACGGCACTAATACCAAATAATGCTGTTGCTCCGCCGAATATGTCCGTAATATCATCACCAAGAGCCTTACCTTCGTACATTACTTCTTTTTTGGTTAAAGGATCTAGTCTTGCTGCACCGCCAGCAATAGTAACATCTGCTTCCATGCCCCTTGCGTCTGTAATTTCATCAAGAGCAGCAATGTCTTCAGGACTGTATCCAAAGGCAGAAGGCACTTTCTTTGCAATGCTATACATAATAAGATCAGATATAGATTCTCCACTTGTCCCAGTAATATCACTTACTGTAAGATTGGGATCATTTAATTCTTCTGGTGTAAATTTTTTATAGCCAACAGCCTCAGAAAGCGGCAACCAGTCTACCAGTGTATTAGCCAGTTCACCGACTCCTTTTGGTGTAAACCCAAGGGCTTTACCAAATGGACCCTCAAGAAAATCTGTGAGACTTCTTGACCGAGACTCAGCAGGAGTGATGTACCTTGTTTTACCTTCTCTGGTTACTTCAAATCCACCGCCTATGCCCCCGGCGAGTTCCTGAATTAGTGCAAATGCGTAAGCACCATGCCAATTAAAGCTGCGCTTTGCGGCCATATCTGCATCGCTGTAATCTTTAACTTGTTGAATTAATTTTTCATTAAACGGACTATCAAGTGTAACTTCCTTTGTTCCTCCAAGAAACTTCGGCAATTTAAAAGTTATGTCAACAAATTTGTTCATAAGAATAGGATCAGTAGGTAATCGTACAGTCATCTCTCTCAATCGTTCTGCTTTATCCCCGGTCTTAAGCTCCTGACCGTATTCACCTACAACCTGAACAACATCTAATTCGTCAAGGCTTGCTATAAATTTAGCCATGCCCTCTGGATCATTTTCTCTAAAATACTCTAAAGCATTGCGATTATTTCTTAATATTTCATAGGTAGCTTTAGCAAGTATTTCTCTAACACCTCTATACTGAGTATCCCCTTTAGCAGCAAAAGCTCCAAGATCTGTACCACCCATTTCGGCGGAAACAAATGGTATTACATTTTGACGTATAAATTGATTAAGGGTAAAGGGAGTTCCATCAGGATTTCCTACACTACCGTCTTCTCTTCTAGGAAAGTTTATTCCAAATAAGGCACGTCCTTCTGGATTAAAGTTTGGATCAATTTTACTAGTGGCTCGTATATCAAATTCTTGTACATTAGGAGTAAAGCCGTGTCGCATATCAACATCAGCTTTAAATCTTTTTTCTTGACCTTTTGGATCTTTATAAACAAGGTCGGTAGGAGCACCCATTACACCAAGATTACGCAATCGTGTGCGTTCTTGTTGCTCACGTTTTAGACGTTCTTCTTCGGCTTGTTTTGCTCGTTGTGTTTGTACGTCTTCAATAACTTTTTTTGCACCTGCTATTGGATCAACACCTTTTCCTTCAGGAGTAATAGCAGGATAGCCAATAAACGAAGGAAACTTTTTTTTGTTTTCTTCCAACAAAGGCTCTTCTTCTTCAGATACAAGCTCTAGTTGTTCAGCCATGTTAATTTGATCCTCCTTTACCAGATAAACTATCTGCAAGAGCTTTTTGTTGTTCTGGATCAATTGTAGCCCCTCCCGCAACCAGCTCACGTACCATAGTATCATCATCATCACCAGCACTAGAAGTTGTAGCCGCATCAAGAGGTTGTCTTATTTTCCTCAAGTTGGCTACTAAATCATCTTGTCCATCGGATATGAGCATTGCTTGGAGTAAAGGAGAAGCCTGTCTAGCATCTCCATCATGGAGCCTTGCAATCCAGTATGTAGCTACTTCTCTATAACCTGCCTGATCTAGTTTTCTCTGTGTTGATCTAGCTTTAAGGCGCAGAAGAGTTTGTGAGTCTGGAGATAAAAATGTTCTTTCTTGTCCTCCAAGAACAGCTGTGTACTTTTCTGTGTATCTTGCATCAACCAAAGAACGTCCAGCATCATTATTAATAGAAGCAAGTCCCTTTAAGCTATCAGCTAGAACAATATCTTTATTCGTACTATATACTCCAAATAACGCATCAAAATTACGATCAAAGTCAGCGTTAGATACAGCATTACCGCCACCCCCGCCTTGAATGAATTTAGCATACAAATAAGCAAGTTTAATACGCTGAAAGTTATACAAATATGTTTCATTATCTACCGCAGCGTTCCTCATGCTTTCTTCAAATTTGCGTATTTGTTTTATTTTATTTTCTATTCCTTCGCTGGTAAGTCCTTCTACGGTCCCACTATCTGCGATACTTCTGAGAGTGCTTTCTAAATCATTAAAAGCATTGTCTCTAACAGAACTTGCGGTGTCTTCACCTGTTATGTCGGAGTCAAGTGCATTTAAGGTTCTGTCCTTTGTTAGATCTATCGCGCCCCCAGTAACAAAGCTAATGCCCTCACCTACCTTTACTATCCACTCTGAAATTCCTCTTTGCCAACTCTTATTTGTGGCAGTAATTTGAACATTTCCCCTAGAAGCTATAGAAGCTAGAGATGCTGTAGCAGACGCTAATTCTTCAGAATTACGTTGATTTAACTTTGCTCTATCACTTGCACCTTTGCTTATCCTAAAGGAAGGATTAACATCTCCCATTTGTCTATTGCCTACAATACCAGTCATAACTGCATAAGGTTGATTGTAAGTTGTCGCAGCAATAAATGCTTCGTCCATCTGCTGTTCTGTAGGATTTCCACCTAATAGATTTCTCATTTCAGCATAAAATCCTTCGGTAGTATTTATTTCACCACTCGCTACTTTTTGCTGAAATGCTACAAATCTATCGGTTTGGAGTTTCTGTACAATTGGAGAAATAGTAGTTCCTTTACCCGCTATTATATGTGCGCCAACAGAACCCATAGCTCGTGAAGCAACATTTTCAGCTGATGTACTAATCTTCCAATTATCTTTGTAATTCTTAACTGCTTCGGGTGTTACTTCAGGACTATTTACGTGTTGTAGCAGTGGAACATCTGCTAATTGAGCAAAACTTGGACTTCTGGAAAACAAAGAGTTTGATGTTATAGAATAAGGCATAGAAACTCTTTTTTCACCTGCTTTAGCCTGTAATTCTTCAACTCTACCATTGTACTTCCGCATAACCAATGCTCTTACTTCTCGCACAACATTAGGATTAGTCCTTTCCAAATGTGCATAAACATCCTGTGCAGACATACTATTATCTTCTAAACGCAGAGCATCAAATAATCTACCAACATAATCTATGAGAATATTATCTGTCATGTTTTGAAATTCATTTTCAGTAAACTTTGTTGGATCGAGCGGAGGCGGCGGTTTTGTAACAGATTGGGGTACACCAACAAGATCTGCTCCGCCATTAATAGCAAAGGGCATACTAAATTGTGGATTTTTTGCTTTACCTGCTTCTTGAATTTTTAATCGACGAGCTATCATTTGCTCGTATTCTTCAATACCATCTTCCCCGGGCAGAAAATCTCCTCGGGCTTGTCTTGCTATTCGATTTTCTTCTGATCGAAAGTCTCTGTCTTCTTGAGCACGTCTGTCTTGTATTGCTGTTATTTCTTTAAATCTTGCATTGTCATCTTTCCAAGCCATGTAATTATTAATACCCTTGCCCAAACCTCCAAGAACTGCTCCTTTTAATAGCTTACTCATTTACTTGCCTCCATTTCCATAAAAGTTTTAGGGGCTTCGTCGGCTGCTTCCTTTTCTTCCACCATTTCTTCTTCTTCCGTAGGTTTATTGAGCAGTTGAAGATACCTATCTGGGTTTAAATCTTTCATAATTGTTGATACTGTTTCAATATCTATGGCTGATTCTGGTGGATTATTTAACATTCTTGGTGTTATTCCAGCCTTGTCAGCTTGTATTGCCATGTAAATACCTACAAGTGGATTAAGCAATTCTGCTACATCAGGTGTAAATTTACCTTGTGTAAATCCCGTAAAAGTGATTGTACGAACCAAAGTTTCAATGGGAATACCTGCATCCATGAGTTGTAACATTGTCATGCGGTTCTCAGGAATCATCATTTTACTTTTAATTTCATCAAAGGCTTCTTCCACATCAACGTGTTGGGGAGGCTGTTCCCACGCCCATTTGCCCGGAGGAGTAGTTAAACTATGTCCAGCTGGCGGCATAGAAAAAGGATCTATACCTGCGCTGTCGTATTGTTCTCTAAGTCGTGTTTGTTTTTTTGTAGCCATAGGTTCTGTCCTTAAACGTAGTCTTTAAATATTCGTTTTGCAGCAGCTTCAGGATCTCTGTAGGCATTAGTTAGTTCTTGTTGGAGAAGGGCAGCAATTTCTTGATTAGCTTGTTTACCCTTTTGTGTAGCGGCCTGTATTTTACCTGTTCTGGCTCGTGCTCCTACATCCATTTTCATAAAAGCATCAAATATGCTCTCGCCCCTTCCGCCACCACCAGATTGCGCTTGTCCGCCACCATTTCCACCACCACCAAATAGACCACCAATAACAGCGGGAGCTACAGCCTTTATAATTCCACCTAAAATATATTTTTGTCTTCTCATAATATTATCCCTTAGCCTCCGAAGATTGAACGCAATGCAAAATTACCAGCTGCACTCAATGCTGTTTGTAAATCACTAGCAAATTGGAAGTCTTCCGCTAAACTTGCTCTTTGAGCCAATATAGCTGCTTGATGTGCTCTTTCAAGACCAGATTCAGTCGTTGCAACTAACCATCCTGCTTCATCTCTATATTGTTGCCATAATTGATTTTGTGCTGCTGTGGATAATCCTAACAGTGCCTGAGCGTTTACTCTATTAACTTCATTCTGTATGGCAGTATTTCTTGTATTAACTTCTCTGCGCCACAAGGCATTAGCTTGATCTATTTGTGCTCTCATCCCAGCATTAAATTTGTCTCTACTATCTTGAATTTTGTTATTAAATTCATTAATAGCTCGTGTTTGTCCTGTATTAAATTGATCTATTGCTACCGACCTATTAGCATTTGCTTCATCTACCTGAACGCCAAGCTGTGCAAAAAATTCTTCTACTTGAATTTGATTTTTTGCGTTCATTTGACGAGTAGCATTTTCTTGAGCCTGATCTGTAAACAATTCTTGTACTCGTGTTTGATATGTTATTGTGTTACTGTTTTGTTTATTTGTTAAATTTTGTGTGTCAATGGCTAAGAAATTTCTAGCATTATTTACAGCAGATGTTAATCTTGCATTAAGATTTTCTGTATCCATTTGTGCATAGGTAGCAGCTTTTGTTAGGGCTGCTTGTTGTTTGTTGTTGAGATTTTGTAATTGAATTTGTCTATAAGATTGTGCATCAGCAGCAGCTATCGGCAACGCACTTTCAGTTACTGATTGTGCAATTGCAGCAGCAGCCATACTAGAAGCTCCTAAGCCTCTTTGTTGCATAACTTGAGATGCACCTCTAGCAGCACCCGAGGCCCATGCGGGTAGTGGCTTACCTTCTTCAATACTTTTATACAATTCAGATAATTGATATTGTACTGTAGCTTGTTCAGATAGATCTTCTACTGCGGCTTGTGGAATGGCTGCTTCAGATACACCACGTTGCGGAGCATCAATAACTTGTGTGGGTGCAGCTAATGCAGCAGCGTCCATTACACCAGCAGGTGCAGCTCTTTGTGCTGCCTGTACTGTTGGTGCAACCGTTGGTGTTAATTGAGTTGCTGGTGCTTGTGCAACAGTGGGGGCCGTTACTGGTGCTACATCTGTTATTTGTGGTGTTTGTGTAAATTCTTGTGGGTCAAATGTTTGACCTGCACCAACAAAAGTAGCCCCAGAAGGTAAAACTGGAGCTACCGCTTGACTTCCAATAATATCTATAATAGGTGCATTACGCTGTTCTAAAGTTACAGGTGGTGTATCATCTCCCCTTTGTATTCCTCCAACCGGAAGACCACGTTCAACACGTTGTTGAAAAGTTAAGTCTCCCCCTTGCTGCATTGGAACCGGACGTAAAGTTAATTTAGCCATTTTCTTTCCTTGTTATAAAGAGTTTGATTGTATGTTTAGATTTATTAGTCTGTCCCAATCTGTCCCTGTCGTTATTTCTTTTGGAATACCCGTCTTAATATTCAATACAATCATTGACCAGTCTCCTTTTTCAGATATTCCTATAGCCATCACCGAACCATCAGGTAAAATACCAGTAGAGCTTATAGAATTTTGATACCAATTTGTACCGCTCATAACAGAGCAATAAGTATAAGGACTATTAGGTTCTGAAACAAATATTGTCCAATTTCGATTTTGATTTGCTAAAACTACGAAAAGAACACCATCTTTTTCAATTCCCTGTTCAACAGGTACTTCGTTAAAATCTTTTTTAAATTTTTCTAAAACAACTGTTCTTTCGGCACAAACCAGTGGAGGTATTTTTTGATGGTTTGCTTTAGCTGGTGTTGAAATTACTGTGTATATAGTACATAATAAAAAAAATATTGCACCAATAGATTTGATTTTCATTTTAAATACTCTTTAGTTTTTTAAAGTTATAGTGCGCTCCCAATTAGATCCAGTAGTAGTAACTTCGTGAATTTTTTTTGTGGTATCTATAAACACCATGCTCCATGTGCCGTTTTTCTTAAAAGAGATTATTAATATAGATTCATCGTGAATAATTCCAGTAGAAGAAGTTTCTTCTTGTGTCCATGAATGTCCGGTAGCTACAACACAGAACATATCAGGGTGACCTTTTGGTGAAGCAACCATAGTCCATCTATGAAGTGGACTTACTGAAATAACTACAAAAACCTCTTCATCTTGTCCACGTTCAGTAGGTACTTCACCAAATTTCGTGTGTAGTTTTTGAAGAATTGTAATGCCATTATCGCATATTATAGGTGCTTGTGCGTTAGCAGACGATGCTGATGCAAGCCATAATATAAAGAAGGCTAAAACAACAGAAATTAGCAGAACAATACCATAGGCAATCTTTTTAATCATACTTTTAAAACTTAGGATGGCTCATCCGGCCACGTTGGGTCAGAAGGATCTGCTGTGTTTGCAGGTAAATCTCTCAATGTTTGTCTGTATGTTGCCCAAGCTGCTTTATTGCTTAATGGTGAATCACCTGCTTGTGTCCAGTCACTACTTTGTAACCGAAGATTTCTTTCTCTTCGTAGGTTTGCCAGATGTTCATCATTGCTGACAGTTGGTTCTACAAAACTTCCATCGACATAGGTGTGATGGTCAACCTTGATGGATGAGTCGCAGTCTACCCATTGCAGACCAGAGTGAACTGGAAATACATCCGCGTCTTCTTCAATTTGGCAAACTCTAGTTCCGTGTATTAGTGCTTTCATTTTATGCGTACTCCATCACTATGACAAATCCATCTCCGCCTGCGGCTCCCGCTCGTGCGGTTGTTCCTTCATCAGCGGCTCCCGAACCACCACCACCATTTGTTCCTGCAACTCCAGCTTCGTTAGCTTGTCGTGAAATTGCGCCACCACCCCACATGGAACCACCCATGCCGGAAGGCTTATTCACATTGCCAGCAGTTGTCATTTCTCCGGGTTGGCCTGAAAGGTTGATGTCACCACCACTACCTGCTCCTCCAGCACCGCCTCGCATACTACCCTGTCCGTTGGCTCCATTTCCTCCATTACCACCCGTTGCTGAACAGAAGGAACCAAAACTGGAAGTACCTCCAGTCGATCCGTTGTTAGCACCGCTAGCTCCAGCAGCTCCGCCAGCACCAATGGTCACAGTCTCACTCGCTGTCCCGGTTACGTCAATCACTTCGATTGCCATGCCTCCCGCACCACCGCCACCAGCAGCAATGTTACCAGTCGCAGTGTTACAGCCTCCACCTCCACCTCCTCCGCCTTGAACGTAGACGCAGACTGTGCGGATACCTGCTGGTTTGGTCCATGTGCCTGTACTTGTGAAAACTTGCGATGAGGCAAGAGTTGATGTTGGGCTTACTCCTAAATATGGCATTACTCTATTCCTAATCTTTTGTTTCTGTCAAGGGTTACTTTATATTCTTTAATTATTGTTTTATTCATTTTTAAACAATTTTCTCCTAATCTGCATCTGCTAATCAGCTTCGGTTTCTTCTATAGTTGATGTTCCTGCGTCTACTTCTGCGAGGATACGTCTTACGTCTTTGTTGGTAGGGTCGGTCGGGTATACAGTTAGCCCATCTCCATTTTTTACTCGATAGCAATTATACTTTTTGTTGCCACCTACGGTGCGGTATATTTTTTCATATGTAGCCATTTATATTCTCCTCACAATTCCGCAGCAAGAGCAACCCAATCGTCTTGGTCATCATTGCTTTCTCCAGCAACCACAGGATGATGTTGGGTGTAACCCCCATCAAAACCTCGACAATCAAAACTTGCTCCTGTTTTTCTTAAATTCCATGCACTATCTATCGTTCCCGAAGAAGCGTTAGTGCCGTATCCTCCCGTACTTATGACAAACATCGTTGTGTCCAGCAAAGTTGCGGTAGGGGCTGTTCTCATTTCTACGCCAAACTCTACGGCAATATACATTGACGTACCAGATCTTGCGCCTCCACTTGCACCAGCTCCAGCCGTTTGATAATACCTTCGGCAATCGGCAAGCTCTTGAGAATAAGGCTTGCGTACATAGTCGGAGGCGGTATTACCTTTTTCTAATTGAACATCTGTAATATACAGAAAATCTCCAGCACTTGTAGAATCATCTACATTAGCAATAAATACTGCTACATTTGTGGTGTTGCTTGTATCAATAGTTGCGGTAACAGAATACTTTGCCCAATCAGTTGTTACGCCTAAATCTGCCCCAGTATTTTCCGCAGTCCAATTTGTTGCGAAGGTAGGATTAGCGTCATCGTTCCATGTCGCAACAACGTCAGAGGTCACTGCATCTGCTGTACCATCCCATGCTAGAATGTACGCACGTACATCTCCAATTCGTGCATTAGATACTTTAGCTTGAAAACTCAATGTAACTTCGTTTCCAATAAGACCCCCACAATTTATAGACTCTACAAACTGCACTATACCAAACATGTTATTAGCAATTTCTACATCTAACCCAATAGATTTAAGAGCACCATTGCTAGGAACCGTTGTTGTTTGTGTAACGTCTATGGTGTCATTGGCTTCTGAAAGTATATTCCACCTATCGAGTGTATACACATCGTCATTATTTGCTCCAGACACAAAAGAGGTTGCTCTTTGTGATACTCGCATATCACCGTTGATAAGGTAGTTATGCGCCCCAACAACACTAGAGGTTTCCCCCGGTTCAGAACCAAAATATGGCATTATGTTATCTCCATCACAGAAATTGAAATGTCTGCTGCGGCTGAAGCAGTCAGGTTTATAACATCCGTTGTCTCAAGAACTATTTTATTTCCAGCTAGTAACTCCAGAGAACTATTGGCTGGTATAGTGGTTGAAGTCAAAAGCTCAACTGGTTGGTTATCTTCATTATTTGCGCCACTTCGATTTGCAGTATCGGTACTAAGAGTCAAAGTAACTGTAATGTCAGAACTTTGCGTGTTTCCAATTATAAGACCGAGGACTACCGTAGTAGTAGAGCCAGCTACAGTATAAATGACATCGCTTGAGGTCACACCAGCCTTTGATATTTGTTTAAAAGTATTTGCCATGCTAAATTTCTCCTATTATCCTAAAGCAATTATAAGGCCGATTGCAGACGCCTCTGAAATACCACTAGAGGATGTCGCCCACGATATATCTGTTCCATCAGACGTTAATACTTGGTTAGCAGTACCAACTGCAAGTGCAGCAGGGTCGCCACTCGCATCACCATATATAATTTTACCTCTTGCAAGGCCAGCCATTTTTGCAAGGGTAACAGCGTTATCTTGAATATCCGCAGTTTCAACGGTATCATTAGGAAATAAAGGTACAGCAGAAAAAGTAACTGCCCCACCAGCAGCAACAGTCATTGCACCGGGAGTTGTTCCAGTACCAATAGTTCCTCCATCTTTAATAACAATATCGTCTTTAAATGTTACTATACCTGTAGAGGCAATAGTCATTGCATCATTAGTGGAAGCAACACCTATTGTTCCTCCATCTTTAATCATTAAATCATCTGCAATGGTAAGCAAACCCGCTGAACTCAATGACATTTTTTCGGATGCGGCTTCTGATGCACCAGTTTTAAAAGATAACTTGGTTGCGTTATTAGAGGAACTGAAATCACCTTCGGATACAGCTGCAATTCCTGCTGCCACTAATATAGCGTCTGTGCCTGTACCCTCGTCTGGTGCTTGGAAATCTATCTGACCAATTACATCATTAATAGCAATATCAGTTTCACCAGTCTGTAATGTCAATACCATAGGTGTATCATCACCTGTAGCTGTGTTCTTCATTGTTACATTACCAACAGAAGATAAACTCATTTTTTCTGCGGCTGCTTCACTAGCTCCTGTTTTAAATACTAATTTTGTAGCATTGTTATCGGCTGCAAACGTGCCTTCGGCTACAGCTTCTATAGCAGCAGCTATTAGAATAGCATCCGTACCACCTGCTTCATCTGGAGCTTGGAAATTAATTGTTCCTAAAGGCTCTCCAACAGTTAAGGCTGTTTCCCCAGTCTGTAAAGTTAATGATACTGGTTTGTCATCTGCTGTAGCTGTATGTTTAAGAATAAGACCTTTATCAGCATTATGGATAAGTTTGATTTCACCATCATCACCAAATAATAGTTCAGCACTATCAGAATCTAATTGAACATTGTCGGCAAAGTTAGCATCATCTCCAGCAAATGTCAAGGCTGTTGTTGGTGTAGAACCAGATTTAATTACTACTTCACCACCAGAATTTGTAATACTACCAAAAGTTGTTCCATCATCTTTAAGAACTATATCTGCACCACCAGCATCTAAGGTAATATCTGCAACAGAATCTAGTGTTATATCACCAGAGTCACTGGATTGTATTGTAACACCAGTATGACCATCAACAGTAGTTGAACCAGCTTGTGAATCTACAAGAACATTACCTGAAGATGTTTCTAAACTAACAGCCCCATCACCAGTTGTAATATTATCAGCAGCAACAGCACTTGATTCAGCACTTACATATGTGTTTAATTGAGAAGCATTAATCTTTTTAACAGCATTACTATCGTCAGCATCAGCAACTAAAAGTAAATCACTAGCAGCAATCGTTATTCCTGTACCATCAGCAGCGGCTGTTAAATCAAATTTATCTGGATCAATTGCGGCTGTACTTGAAATATCAGCATTAACAATGACACCAGTGCTAATAGATACAGCACCTGTATTACTAATTCCTATATCACCTGATACTGCAACGGGATTAAAGTTTGTACCATCTGCCACCATAATGTGTCCAGAGGTGTTAGTACCCATTGTAATATCATCACCAGAAACTGTTAAATCGCCGGATATTGTTAAGTTACCACCAGAACTAAGTGACATCTTTTCACTGGCTGCTTCGGAAGCGGCAGTTCTAAAACTCAACTTAGTTGCATTGTTTGATGAGCTAAAGTCTCCTTCAGATACAGCAGCTATTCCAGCAGCAACAAGTATGGCATCAGTACCAGTTGTTTCATCAGGAGCTTGAAAGTCAATACGCCCGATAACATCATTTAAAGCAATGTCTGTTTCGCCTGTTTGAAGAGTTAAGACTATAGGCTTATCATCTCCAGTTGCTGTATGTTTTAAATTTAATCCCGTATCAGCAACGTGCGTAACAGTTATTTCTTGATCATCACCAAATTTAAGAACACCACTATCAGAATCTAATATAACATCGTCCGTTACTGTAAGGTCATTCCCTACAGTTAAATTACCTGCTGCTGCAATAGTGGAATTAGCTACTGTAGCATTAGGCGTAACAGTTAAATGAGTTACATATGTGCCAGCAGAATTTATATCATTACCTAATGTAATAGTTCCCCCATCTGCTACATTAAGTTTCCATTCGTCTCCAGCGTCATCTCCTTCGTCTGCCATTAAAGTGATAGCTAGTCCTGCACCTTCAGTAGCAGCTATTTTTAAAGAGTCTGTTGTAGTTTCATCATAACTTATAGCGACATTTGAATCCGAACCAAATATTAATTGTTCATCATCAACAATCATAATGTCATCAGAGAACTTAAATTGGTCTTCGTCTTCCATCCAAGTGAGAACACCATCAGATGTTTCACCATCGAAGGTTACGGTTATGTCTGTACCTGCTGATGCGTCACCTATTGTAATAGATGTTCCTAATAATTTTGTTATTGGTCCACCTTCAGCAGTCGTACCATCATGTGTATGGCCTGTTGAAGCCGCAGCAAAAGAAACTAATTGAGCAAATTCATTATTAAAATCAGCAGCATTAATGACTTCGCCATCTACAATCTCTGTACTACTTTGTCTTGTATACGTTGCACCCATTATCTACGTCCTCCGGGGGTAAACTCTAATTGATATGAAAATAAGGTAAAAGGGCTTTCGGCACTATCATGGTCAACTTTAACTGCTACTAAAAAGCCAGATCCTTCTATTGATTGTCTTTGTACTGGTGCTCCACTAGAACCATAAACAGCTGAAGCATATGTTGATGTTG